GAAAACCAGCAGCCAACACGGTTACACCGGCAGGCACGGAGATGCCGACAGTGGTGCCAGAAGTGGCAGCAAGCGACACATCTTTCTCAAGCAATACGGCTTGAGGACGAATGGATTGAACGATAGACATAAGAGTTTCTTTCTTTAAATATTAGGAGAAACAGAGGTAACCTAAATTACCCCTGTTAAATCTACACTATGCAGCGTTGTACTTGGCAGTCACCAGAGCTTCTGGCCTCAGTATCTTTCGGCCGTAGAGGTGCATACCACGAACAATATCAGCAAAGCTGTCAGGGTCACGATAGGTTTCGGTCTTGGTAATCTGTTGAGCAGACGCCACAGCCGATTCGCTACCAGCAACAATGATGCCGTAGTTGGAGTTCTGGTTAGCAGAACCAGTGGTTCCGGGACCAGTACCAATTGATGGCAGGTTGTTCGACACATACACTTTGAAGCCGTGCAGGTTGTTGATGATCAGGCCATTCTGCAGACCGCTACCACCAAAGTCGCTGTTCATAAGACGGCTGTCTTCGTCTTTGAGCAACTCAACAAACACAGGATCGACCACCAACCAGCGACCATTCGTGTCAACAAATTGTTGATCCAGCAGACGAGCCATACGAGCCAGCACCATCAAAGGCGAAGCAACGTCGGTAGGGATAGTGGTAGCACCGGGCAGACGAGCCGCCAGCGGGATAGAATGCTCACCAGCAGAAGCAGTGGTGATGTTACCAAAGCTACCTTTTTTCAGCTTCATCGTAGCAAGCAACTCGTCAGAACCAGCCGTAGAAACAGCTTTGGTGCCGGGAGCGGTGGTACGAGCAACGCTAGCGTTAGAATGCTTTGAAGCCTGTTGCCAGCCAGTCAGATAGCCAAGCACGTCTTGGTCATACTGATCACGCAAGCGATAAGCAGCGCGGTCAGAAGCCATCTGCATGAAGTTTACATGCGAGTGAGCAGCTTCAATGTCGTCAATCTTGAAAGCAAAGTAGTTAGCTTGATCAACCACCAGCGTGAAGTCTTGATCGTCAAGTTCCTGTGCAGTGATTTGAGTACCACGAGCATAGTTTTGAACCGACACTTCAGGCTCTTTGATGATCTTGACAGAATCGCCCATGTTGGCAATTTCGCCAAAGTAGTCGTTGTTGGTGATAGCCTCAACGGTAGACGACTTGCGGAAAGCAACTTGAACTTGCTTGGAATAGATAACGGCAGAAAAATTGCCGTTGCTTAGTTGACCGTACCCCGGTGCGGATGGAAAAGCCATTTTAAATCTCCTATAGATAGTTTGGCATATAATCAAATACGATAAACACGTCTACAGAGGCTGGCTTAAATTGGTGCGTATTAATGTCTAATGCCTTAAACATTTACACGGGCAATTAAGTTACAGGTAATTCTGTTAACTCATTGTTCCTCGTCACAAGCAACTAAAGACAAACCGATCTTCAGTCATGTCTTACATTACTTAAGAGTTTCTTACAAGTTGGTTGGTATTGCTACGGCAACCTGTCACTCTTTACAGAACTAGGCTTATTTAATAAACCAAGAAAGCAGTTTCTGTTCGCTCTGTAAGATAGTTATAACACTGCTTTTTTTACTTTGTCAACTATTATCGACTTGCGCCACTAATATCGTAAATAAATTTACCAGATCGAACAGCTTTAGTAATGGCTTCTTGATTAGCTTCGTACTCTTGAATGCTCATCCGATTAACCTGACTCTCTTTAAAGGAGCCTTCGACGTTGTCTGAATCAGGGGCTGCCTTACTGCGACGAACACCAACACTAGCCGCAGCATCTTTGCTTGTAGAGCGACCAATGTTCTTGTCACCTTTGTAAAGATCAATTGCACGAGAAGCTGACTTAACATCTGTCTCGTTGTTGTACAGAGCGTCTTGAATATACTTAGGCTGCTCTTCAACCCATTCATGAAAGTCATCCGTGTCTTTAATCTTTTCAAAATCAGGATGAATCTTTAACAAAGCAGCCTCAGCTTTTTCACGAGCCGTAAGTTTTTCTTGTTCGTCCAAAGCTTTAAAGCGTTCTTCCAAATAGGATGCTTGTTCTTTAGCTTTTTTCAACGCAATGGTTTCAACAATCTTTGCAACATCAGGATAGGCTTGAACCCAAGCAGCAAGTTCTTCTTCGCTCTTTGGCATTTTGATTTGCTGCTCAGTGCTTTGCTGAAGTTGGCTTTTCAGTTCATCAATTTGTTTTTGAAAAGCATTTTGTTGTTCTTGAGAATGCCTACGCAAATCGCCATAACGTTTCTTAAAGCTTTTCTCTTCAGCGCTTTCTGGTTCTGCTTCAGCAACTTGAGCAGGAGATTGTTTAACTCCTTCAATCAAAAGCTTCAACTCAGCTTCTTCTTTTTCAATGCGTTCAGCATTGGCATTTCGTTTACCATACGAAGACATAACCTTTGATTGTTCAATTACCGCTTCTGTCATATTTACCTTTTAAGTTGGGGCTAGCTGTAGCCAGCATTGCTGGGGAGATAGGTAGCCATTAATGGTGAGTTGTTGTAAAGTATCTTCCAGCCCACCACTGGTTTAGATATTGATATTATAGGTTATTTAAATTTCCACCAACGGTTCCTCCACTTCCATCGCCACCACCATTCTGTTATCACATCAGCAAAAGATGTATTTTTTAAAACAAGTAAAGAAGTCATAATTTTTAGCAGTTGTTAAGATTATCTATCGCCTACGCCACCGGGGTCGCCACCTTCGTAACCACTATCGTAACCACCACCAGTGCTAGTCACTCCCGCTTCTGCATCACCATACAATCCTGTTTGACCAAAACCACCACTTTGTAATCCTGAATCACCCATGTGGGCGTATTGACCAATAGTATCGGTTGCCATAGTAGGCAAGGATTCGCCTAAAAGTGAAGAATTTGGTGCTATTGGCCCACCGACTTCCGCTTCTGGGGCTGCGTTGTAAGCGGCTCGGGATGCCTCAACAAATGCAGAATCACGGGGAAAATTCGGATTGGATTGGGCTTGCTGAGCAGCAAATGCAGCATTGGGATCAAAAGTGCCACCTAATGTAGCTGCAGCAGGTAAATCCGTCCCTGTAATACTCGGCTGACTTATTGGGCCACCAACGGTAGGACCATTAAAACTTAACCTGTCGTTACTGTCGTCATCAACATACCTGCCATAAACTTCGTCTAGTGCCTCGTTTGGTGGTATGTTTTTACTAATAGATAAATGAATAGTTTCGGCAATAATAGATCGTTGACCTTGTGCTGTAGCAGGATCAATGCCCATTGGATTTGCAGCAATGCCTGCACCGGTCATAGACGTAACACCAAAGCCACCATCTTCAACCTCTGTACCATAATTAGCACCACCATAAGACGGACCAAACCTTGATACATTATCAGAAATAATAGATTGTTGTTGTTTCGATTCAGCAACAGTAGCTTTGTTAAGCATTGAATCTGCTGCAAGACTTGCTATTTTAGCGCCGGGAAGTAAGCCAAACAAACTATTGCCATAAACATCAAGTGCTCCCTGAACATTTCCTAGAAAAGACACAGGCCCCGGAGAAGTTAATCCAGATGTTGGAGAATATCCTAAACCACTATCACCAGCACTGTCTTGACCACCACCAGCATCGCCTTGCTGTGCATCTGGTCCAGTTGGGGTTGTTCCTTTTGTTGGAGTTGTATCTGTAGGTGCTGCACGAATATGATAGCCAGCAGGAATAGCAAGTTGAGGCTCACCATTAATAAACGGAATAAAAATCCTATTGCCCTTGTCGTCCTCCATAGGAATCATTTCAAATCCCTTAATAGGGGCACGTTTATAGATTTCTTTATTAATAACAGGATCGTAACCAACAGAGCCACCGGGTGCATAGCTTTTAACAACCCCGCCCTTATTGTATTCATTCTCACCATCTTGCTCACTCATTGCAGCATCAACAGATTTAGAAAACTCCTCATCGTTGTCATAGCTATCAATGGCTTCTTCTGAAACTTGTTCAGCATTACCCATGCGACCACCAGCTTCCATTTGTTTCAAGCTGTCTTGAGCCTCTTTACGCATTGCTTCAAGTTTAGCAATACCATAATATCTAGTGACATCTGCTGGAAAAACATATTCTCCTACGCTGAGTTTTGCATCAACATCATCCCTAACTTCTTCTTTCAAAGAACCCGGTGGAACATCATTGCCACTAACTTCATCGACGGTTCCACCTTCTTGCATAATGCCACCATCGGCAAACATTTTACTTTTGCGTTTTTTGTACATTTATTTCATCCTTCAAATACTTAAGATGCCGCAAAGCAGCAATGGCACCCTGTGCCTTATACAAATCAATTGGCTCTGTTGATTGCTCTAGCTTTCGTTGGTGCTGCATAATGTTGTGATCAATCATTTCTTCAAAAGCTTGCCATTGAAGAGGCGTATTAACCAACGGTTTTAACTTAGCTAAATACTCTTTCATGCCATTGGTTCCGCAGGAGCAGGAGCGGCAGGAGGAGCAGCAGAGAACCCCTGCATGCCCGGCTCAGGAGGCGCTCCAATACCAATGTTGCCACCACCACCGCCTGTTTGATCTGCGACGCTTGGAGGGCCTGCTA